CATTAAATACAAACTTAGGAATGGTTAAAACAACTGGTTCTTTAATTAATAAATCTAATGGGTTTGATTTTCCTAATATTACACGTTCATTAACATTAACACCTTGGTCTTGTTATGTAAAAACAACTGATCAAACTTCTATTTACCCCCTTCCTTCATTTGGGGGGATAATAAATCAAACTAAAGATGAGTGTTTTAGAATAAATGGAACTATTAAAACAGAGGTTTTAGGAAATAACTCAATGTATAATGGTTCTGTAAGATTATTTTGGAAAGCCCCAAATTATGGGTATTTTAATAATGATAAAGTTGTTCCCCCAAGTCCTGACAGTTATTTAAAAGAAATTTATAATAGTGGTACAACACAACAAAATTTCTCAATAAATGGGAATATAGGTGATTACTCTAAATTGGATGAAATGTTTACATCATTTGATAAAAATATTTTGGACATTTTAGAAATAGAGTTTTTAAATTTTAGTAGATCGGTATATGATTATGACACATTAATTACATCTGTAACAGATGAAGAGACAGAAAGTGAAAAAATGTGTAAAAATTTCCAATTGTTAATGAGAACAATGATGAAAATTCCGGCACCGACAGCAACAAATGGTGACTCCATCGTTTCAGAAATACAAAATAGTCAAATTACCGCCTTTAAAGCTTATTTAACTAAATTTATGGATTATGAGGTTGTGATGAAATATGGTAACCCGTCAAACTTTGATAAAAAATTATTTTACACTTTTTCAAATAAATATATTGAGGATCCATATACATATCAAGGATATAAACAATCATCACCAAACACTTTACCAACTGGATTATTAAGTCCTGTTACTTTATTACAATCAAAAACAAATAATCCAGTTACTTGGAAAGCTTTAGAGACTTATGTTGGGTTTTCAGAAATACCCGAATTAAAATATAAAAATAATGGATCATATATTACAGATTTTTTTATTGATTTAGATGTTCAATTTAACGAAAAAAATGTTATTCAGTTTGCTCCGATAATAAAAATTTATGCAACACAGAAACTTAAAAAAAATAATATAACTAAAATTGAGTTTTATACTTTAATGAATGATTATTTAAACAAAAATGAAGATTATATTGACACAGTACTTGATTTAGAATTAACAAGATTAAGAAATAAATTACCAAACATAATAGTTACTCCTGATAGAAATGGTGTTAAATCTAATTTACAGGGGGAACAAACAAGATATGAAATATGGGACACATTTAAATCTATAAATGACAAATTTATTTCGGGTAATGACTATAAAACAAAAACACTATTTGAAGACATTTTATTGTTCGATAGAGCAAGTAGGGATGTTGGTCAAAAAATATATGCTGACATTTTTAAATTAAAACAATTAATAGAATATGGTGACCATGGTAATAAAATGGTGGATATGGTGACATCTATTTTAACTCAAAATAATTTTACTTATTTTACTATGCCGGCGTACGCTAATTTTTATAATGTACAAAACGTCAGTAAAAACCCAACACCAAATCCAGAAGGAACATTAGAGTTTGCAAATTCTTTATTTGGAACATTTTTAACATTAGATTATCGGGACACAACATCAAAATTTTTATGTTTATATGCTAATAAACCTAGTGAACATTTAGCGTTAAATGATAATGTGGATTATCGTTTTAGAGATGATGCTTTTGATTTAAGAAGATCAAGTGATAATCCATTACTTGACAATTTAAACGGAAAAACAGATTGGGATAAATCAAATAAGGTTGTTGGGTTTAATGTTGATATTGGACCTCAAAACCAACAAATATTCAAACAATTTGATATAAGTCAAGACCCTGGACTTCCAACAACAGAAAGTTTAGAAGTGTTAAATCAGATGGCTAATTTAAATAGAAACAGAAGTGAATCAACACAGAGCGTATCTCTTTATAACTTATATAGAAATAGAAGTTATAAGTGTAACATTGATATGTTAGGTAATGCAATGATTCAACCAATGATGTATTTTAACTTAAGAAACGTACCTATGTTTAGTGGTCCATATATGATTACAAAAGTTAGTCATAGAATAAGTGATACTGGTTTTGATACTGAGTTTGAAGGACAAAGACAACCATTTTATAGTATTCCGGCAATAGATAAATTTTTACAATCGTTAAGTACCACAATATTGTTATCAATTAAAGAACAAATAGAAAAAGATGAAACCGCTAAACTAGATTCTCCCGAAAATATATTACAAGAACAAAATGATATTATTAACAATACAAATAATGGTAATGGTTCTTTAACCCCAAATCAAAATTGTTCGGATAATTTAAATAGTTCTTATACAAACTATACAATTGAAACCCCTAGTATCACTAAAATAACATTAAAAAATTCTATTGAATTAATTAAAAAGGAAATGATAAGTGCTAACATCACGACAGAAAATCAAACTTTAATGTTGGCATTTATATTTTCTGTAATGTATATCAATTCTTATAAATCTGATAAATTTGAGGCATATGGTCATAATTACGGATCAATAAGGTTAGATGTTGCTTATGGGGGGTCATCATTTTTGATGGAAAACAAATATTATTGTGTAAACCAAGGATCAACACAAAATATACCACTTGCAATATTTAGGAGTGATGAGTACTTTGTAAAATTTGTAATAAGTAAATTTAAAGAAAAACTATCATTTATTTCAAATCAACCATTATCAACTACCGACGAACAAATAACGGCTCTTAGTAAAGCATTTATATTAAGATGGCCGGTTAACCAACCTGACAATGTTTATGATAAAATGACTGAACAAAATAAAAAAACAATTGAAAATAAATTTAGGGAGTCATTTAATATTGTTAAATCAATACCTTAAAAATGTTTTTTTTGTTTTATTAGATATTTATAATAAAAAAACTATGAGCACAAAATTAATTTTAGATAACTATCTTGGTAAAAACACAAGAGTAACAGAAAAAGATAATGGTAATGGATTTAAAGAGGTGTGTGATTTAGATACCGGAGATTGTTATACAATAAGAATGAAGGATGGACTGATTGAACGTGTAGACAATACATTAAATACACATAAAAAAATCCAAGTTGAAACAAAATCTGGAATAAAACAATTATTAAACGGTTAATATGTCAATAGATAAAAAAATATTAGAAGAAATTAGAAGATATAAAAATATCAATAAATATATCTTAGAACAAGAAATACCTCCGGGTGAAGAATTACCTCCACTTCCGGGTGGTGAATTACCTCCACCTCCGGGTGGAGAGGTTGCTCCTCCACCTCCGGGTGGCGAATTACCCCCACCTCCAACTGAACCAACACCTCAACCAGTTGATATTAAAAATGATCCTGATGTGGAAGAAGTTGGAAATGAAACAGAAGAACTTGATATTACCGATTTAATTGATACACAAAAAACATTTGCTGACAAACAAGAAGAATATTTTAATAATTTATTTAATCAATTAAATACTCTTGAGACTAAATTAGGTGAAATGGATAATTTAGTTAATACGGTAAATAGTTTGGAATCAAAAATTGAAAAAATGAGACCAAAAACTCCTGAAGAAAAATTAGAATTAAGAAGTTTAGATTCTGGACCGTTTAATCAAAAATTAAGTGATTTTTTTGACGACAAAATGGGAGAAATGGAAAAATCTGGAAAAAATGAATATGTTTTAACGACTAATGATGTTGAAGAATTTTCCCCAAATGAAATTAAAGGTAGTTTTAATGACTACGAAGACCAAGATGAAATGATGTAATATTTTAATTATTTAATCAAAATCTATATATATTTTTACTTACCTTATTGACTACTATTTTTATTTAACTTATACTTTCTATTATAAACTTTTAAAAAATATACAAACAATGGCGACAAACAATTCCTTTGATGCGGTTTTGGCTCAGTATGAGAGTTCAAAACAAAGTGGTTCTTCTTCCACTTCAAAATTTACACAAGAAGAAAGAATGAAAAAGTATTTCGCAGCAATCCTTAAGGATACCGAAAAACAAGGTCAAAGAACAATCCGTATTTTACCTACAACAGATGGGTCATCACCTTTTAAAGAGGTATGGTTCCACGAAATTAATGTTGATGGTAAATGGCAAAAGTTCTATGATCCGGGAAAAAATGACAACGAACGTTCACCTTTAAATGAGGTTTATGAAGAGTTGATTTCAACAGGTCGTGAATCCGACAAACAATTAGCAACACAATACAAAGCACGTAAGTTTTATATTGTTAAAGTAATTGATCGTGATAACGAATCAGATGGTGTTAAATTTTGGAGATTTAAACACAATTACAAACAAGAAGGAATACTTGATAAAATTATTCCAATTTGGAAGGCAAAAGGTGATGTTACCGACTCTGATAATGGTCGTGACTTAATCCTTGAACTTACAAAGGCAAAGACTCCAAAAGGAGCAACATATACCGTAATTCAAACGGTTATGTATGATGACCCATCACCAACACATACTGATACTGACACATCTAATGATTGGATTAATAATGAGTTGACTTGGGAAGATGTATATTCCAAAAAACCTGTTGAGTATCTTGAATCAATTGCAAGAGGAGAAACACCAAGATGGGATACTGATGCAGGAAAATACATTTATTCCAACAGTAGTGAATCCGAAATTTCTTTGGGTGGATCAAAGTCAACCAATCAAGTTGAAGACCCTCAAACAAATAATAACGTTGATGAGGAATTACCATTCTAATTAAATTTTAACATGGGCACTTGGAAATACTGAGTGTCCATATTTTTTAAAATCAAAAAAATCAAAAAAAATGAGTAAAATAGCGGAAAAAATGTATGAGGCATTGTCCTTAAAATATCGTAGTGAAATGGCAGAATCGGAAGCAACCTTATTAGTTTATTTAACATCATCTGTTGGTATTGGTGAACATCCACAACATTTAGAAGAAATGGATAAGTTAGTTGAAAAATTCGCAAACGCACAAGATAAACTTGAGTCGTTGGAAAAAATTCGTAAGTATAATTCAGAAATTTTATAATAAAATGGCGATAAGAAAAAGAGAAATATCTTTGGAAACAATTAAAGGTAAATACTCAACAAAAACAAAATACAAACCAGAAAGTTTCTATAATTGTGGAGAAGCTTTTATGGGATCATGTGGATTACCTGGACCTATTATGGGTGGTATAAATATGTTTTTAGGTCATTCAAATACCTCAAAAACAACGGCAATGATACTTGCCGCAGCTGACGCTCAGAAAAAAGGTCACTTACCTATTCTTATTATTACTGAGAAAAAGTGGTCTTGGGAACACGCTATTGAATTAGGTTTGCAGGCTGAAAAAAACGAATTTGGTGAGTATGATGGTATGTTTATATTTAATGATTCGTTTGATGTAATTGAACAAGCAACTGAATTTATTAATAATATTCTTGACGCTCAAGAAAAGGGAGAGATTCCTTATAGTTTATTATTTTTGTGGGATAGTATTGGTAGTGTACCTTGTCAGATGACTTTTGATGGTAAAGGTGGTGGAATGCACAACGCAAAAGTATTAGCAGATAAAATTGGTATGGGAATTCATTCAAGAATCTCAAAATCTAAAAAAGAAGAATATCCGTATTACAACACTTTGGTTATTTTAAATCAACCTTGGGTGTTACTTCCTGATAATCCATTTGGACAACCTGAAATTAAAGCCAAAGGTGGTGAGGCGGTATGGTTGGCATCATCATTAGTGTTCTTATTTGGTAATCAGAAAAAGGCAGGTATTAGTCACATTGATGCAACTAAGAATGGTAGAAAAGTATCTTTTGCTATTAGAACAAAGATTTCAATATTAAAGAATCACGTTAATGGTCTTGGGTATAAAGATGGTAAGATAATTGCAGTACCACAAGGTTATATTGCAGACACAAAAGAATCTTTGGATAACTATAAGAAAGACTATTCAGATTATTGGGAAACAAAATTAGGGTATTCAGATTATTCTTTAGCCGAATATGACGATGACTCCGACGAGTAAAAAGTATTTTCAAACGACTTAAAAAATTTAAATGGTCAAAACA